TTTGATTGGGTTGCGTTGCCTTTGTTGATGTTGCGAATCATGGTGTCGCGTGTAACTTGGCGCACCTCATCTCTTGACCACATTGTTGGGCGGTCAAGGCGGCGTGCGTTGTAGTCACGCCATACTTCTAGGATTGTCTGCATAATTTTTCCTCTCGTTTGTTTACTTGATTTTGTGTCAAGTGGTTTGTGCTACTTGTTGTGGTGAAGTGGGTTTGTGCAAGAATTCTGCACTACACACCCAACACGCTTTTAACTACATACACAACTACATGACCGCCGACATAAATGACGGCAAGACATATCAATACCCAACCATACTTCTCAGTCCAATCAAACATCATGCACCGCCTTTCTTAAAATAAACATCAATCAAAACATCAACATCAAACACTTCACCTGCCTTTGCTCTCGCCAACAACTCATCTCTTACCCGCCTTGCCATCTCGTAATTGTTTTTATGTTGCGCTAGCAGGGCGTGATGTGGGTCTTTTGATTTTGTTGCGTGGTATCTGTTCTTGTATTTGGCAACTTGTTGCCGTAAGTTTTGTTCTAGTTGTTTGATAGGTGCGGTTCTTTGCTTTTCCCAATACTCTTTCATGACTCTGCTCTTGATTGCGTTGGCGTTTTGTTTGCGTTGCGTGAGTAGTATGTCTGCTACCACACCCCTTAAATCACCACTCGCTTTCTTGCTCTTGATTTGTTTGATGGTGAGTGGCTTTCGGCTTTTGGTTTGCGCCCAACAGGTTTTACAACGAGTAGAGATGACGGTGAGTGCGGTTGAGATTGAGGGTCTGCGTAGTAGTGCGGCTGATTGTCGCTTAGTTAAGCGTCGCTTGAATTCGTTGCGTGGTTTTGTTTCGCCACACATTGTGCAGGTTTTATTCTGTTGTTTGTCGTGCTGTTCGTGCATTTCCGTCACCCTAAATTATGAAATGTCCACTGTTTAACCCAAGGTGGACGTATGGATAGCCGCCGTGTAGGCTTTATTGTAATTGGGTTTGATACAAATTGTGTATACACGTCTATCAAAAATAAAAAATTATCAAAGGAAAAAAATTAAGTGAAGCAACTCCGTCCATTTTTTTCTTACTTATTATTAGAGAGATAAGAATATATATTTATATATACTAGTATACCGAAAGTTGGACGGAGCCTTAACGCACAACGGGTTGGGGGCGGCAACATGGTGTCCGCTATGGGTTAAAAGGTGGACGTTTGTCAGATGCCCCCAAAACCCCGTTCTCCACAATATGTTTGGGACAAGTGTCCCAAACAGGTCAGAAGATACCATGACGCATGAAGAAGAAGTTAACATCAGCGACAGGGCGCATGGCTATGTTAGGGTCTTTGTGATAGTGGCGTATCCAAAACTTCTTGGCAGACTCATACTCTTTACACCACGAATCCGTTACAGGTTTCTTGGTAAAGACATCAATGAATACAACACCGCCACCGCTGTGTTTGTTTGGGTTGAATTTCATGGTAATTCCTTTCGTTTGTTGGTTAGTTAAAACTTGTTTTTGATGTAGTCAAGGGCGTTGATTTTGAGAAACGCTTCTTGCATGGTCATGGGCTGTGTTTTTACAACAGGTCGCACAGGCTGAACCTTTTTGGTCTTAGGTTTCTTGACAACAACTTGTGATAACAGATAACAGTTTTGGTTTGATAACATGATTACTCCTTAGATAAAGTAAAAGCGATACGCAAAATCAATGGCTTGTTCGCATGAGTTCGCAAGAAAGCCACGAACCTCGCCGTCTTCGTAGGTAACTTCATAGGTCTGCATACCTTGAATAACATCACTCTCAGGCATGAGTTCAACCTTTACAACTTTGGGTTCTAACAATGGTTCATACATGATTAACTCCTATGAGGGCGTGGATTTGACAATAAACAGAATCGCAGAGAAGACTCGCCCTCTCGCCTTTCCCTACGAATTCTGTCAAACTTGTTTGGGACAACTGTCCCAATCACTTGGCAAAAGCACGCTCAACAGCACGCAACACCTGAGCCTTGCTCATGCCCCAAGACTTGATTACCTTGGCTTTGGATTGCACAACGTCTTGCTGAGAACTTGTGTCGCCACCACGATTATTACGGGTGATGTTGTGGTATGGTGCAACCCTGCGTTGCCACATTTTCTTTGCGGCTTCGTGAATGTTTGCACTACTTACTTCTTCGGTCTTGTAGAACCGATACATACCATTCTCTGCCACGTCAACGAAACAATCATACTTCTTGCAAACGGCTTCACCTAACTGAATAACAGCCTTCTCAGGCAGAAACTTCTTGCCGTTAAGGGCGTCAGCCAAAGCCTTCTTCCAGCCTTGCTCTGCTGTGATTAGCGTGATGAGTGCATTAGATAGTGTAGACATATTGAAACTCCTTATGAAATGTTTGGGACAGATGTCCCAAATAAAAAAGCCAAAGCACAACGGCTTTGGCTACCTGTATCAGTAAGCCCTACAAGCCTTACCGACAACCACAGTATACCACAACCTGTTGTGGAGAACTTCATGATTCAGCGTGGCGTGAACCCCACCCGATACCCACCAAGCCGTTTTGGTTAGCCGTATCGTGTTGTATGCGTATACTATTCCTCAGCCGCAAAACCAATTTTTGTCAAATTTTGTAAAAAAATCCACCGAGTCATGTCAAATACTTGACACTTGCAAACCCACGAAAACGCAGTACACTAATCTTGTCCTTCACGTGGACCGGGGGAACGCGGTACGTAGGAACGTGAAAAGCGCTATCTAGGAAGCGCACATACCTTTCTGCCAACTACGTATATGTTTGTCGCTAGTACCCCACTTATTCAAAAAAAAACCCCGGAACTAGTCCGGGGTATGAAGTCACTTACCTATAAGGAACCGCGCCACCAAACGAAGGAAATAGGCACGGTAAGAAAATAATAACACAACAGCTAAAAAACAAAGTAGAATCGGAAAAATCGTGAGTTCCACACGCAACCAAAGGAGTTAGTTTTTGTTAGAGCATTTGGTCACTGCTTCAGCCGCTGACTTTATCCCAGAAATAATTTCTGGTGATACCGCTTTCACCCCACTAGACCCCCTCACCCCAGCAGAAACGCTGAACGCGCAAATTAAAACTAGCCAGTGGCTAAAAACCCTGACAGAAGAAGATGATGAAGTGCTGAGCCAAGCCCAGCAAGAAAAAACCACAGAAGCATTCAACGCCCTAACCACGGGCAACCCCAACGCTAAACAAAAGCTTTTACAACTGGACCTCCCAGAAGAGATAAAAAGCGCAGTTGGTATGGTTACTGCCTACCAGTGGAAGTTTATTGAGCAGGCAGAAGAGCTACGCAGTATGTCGGTAGCCAAAATAGTAAAAGAAACCGACCACCCCGACGCCCGGATACGGCTAAAGGCGCTAGAGATGCTGGGTAAGGTGACGGAAGTGGCGCTCTTTACAGAAAGGCTTTCTGTAAAGACAGATGAAATCAGCGACGAAGAGCTAGATGAAAAAATAAAAAATAAATTAAGTAAATACATGGGCGCGGTAGATATCGTAGACGCCGAAGTCGTCGAAAAAGAAGACGAGTAAACAAAAATGAGCCTCTCAACCCTAGAAAAAGCAGAAGTCTTAACGCCAGAAGAAGCGTTTGCGGCGCAAAAAGCGCTAAAAGACATGACGCGAGAAGAGAAGTTGGTGTTTTTGCATAGCCTCGAGAAAAAAGAAGACCGCGTTGAGTTAAAAATGGCGCGAACCAACCCGATTGCTTTTGCCCAATACGTATATCCGGGCTTTAAAGTAGGCCCACAGCACAAAAAACTGGCAAAAATCTTCCAAGACGTACTCGCGGGGAAAAAGAAGAGGGTAATCATCAACATAGCGCCACGTATGGGTAAGTCTGAGTTCTCGTCTTATTTATTCCCAGCCTTTTTTCTAGGTCAAGACCCAAGCAAAAAGATTATCATGGCTACGCATACGGCTGGTTTGTCCGAGGACTTTGGTCGGCGGGTAAGAAATTTACTAGATTCAGAGGAGTACCATGAAGTATTTCCAAATACAGTGGTCGCAGATGACCAAAAAGCGGCTGGCAAATGGTCTACTGGGGCTGGTGGTCAGTATTACGCTGTTGGTGTCGGTGGTGCGCTCGCCGGACGCGGTGCTGACTTATTTGTTATTGACGACCCACACTCTGAACAAGACATAAAGGTCAACAGCAGGGCTACGTTTGATAATGCATGGTCTTGGTTTCAGACCGGACCGCTACAACGTCTCATGCCAGGCGGTGCGATTGTCGTAATTATGACTAGGTGGTCTTTGTTGGACTTGACTGGGCGCTTGATTAACTTTGGGATCAACAATCCAGACAGCGAGCCATGGGAGTTGGTAGAACTACCCGCAATTCTCAATGAAGGCACCGACGAAGAGAAAAGCTTATGGCCTGCGCAGTGGCCTCTGGATCAGTTAAAAGCTAAAAAACAACAGATGGACCCGCGGTACTGGAACGCCCAGTACATGCAAAAACCG